GCGTGCAGTATTTTGTGCGCGAATATAGCTTGACAACGATGTGCGAGGTAGGAATGGAGCGTACAAAAGTTAGAGCGAACAAAAATGCCGAGATCACCGGGGAAAGGCATCGAACGGCATGACGCGAAGAAGTACGCGTCGACGTACGCGCAGCGCGGTGTCCGCGATCGGCAGCGGGCGGAAATCCTTGAGCCGGAAGAGATAAAGAATCGCGGATTAATTCGCAACGCTTCGGATGAATTCTCGATCGAACGCGGTGTTTGGGACGATGGTCTTGGCGAATATCTGCCCTGTCGTTATTGCGTCTATCGGGCAGAACACATTGTCTTGACGTTCAAAAACAACTTTCGCCTTTGGGAAGGTCGGTTTGCTGGACAGCGAGCGGACCCGGATCGGCTCAAGTGGGCGGGTGATCATCTTAGAGACCTTTTCGGCTGGGTCTATTTCGATCCGCGTCTGAATCGTTGGGTGCGGAGATTCAGGCGGGCGGCCGTTTGGGTCGCCAAAAAAAACGGGAAGTCGCCAATAGCCGCGGGCGTTGGTCTTTATCTTTTGAAGTGGGACGGTGAAAGCGGGCAGAACGTTTTCTCCGCTGCACGGGATTTGAAGCAAGCGGCGATCGTTCATCGGCACGCACGTCTAACCGTCAATTCCTTTGAGACCGAAATCAGGGATCAATTCTCGATCAACAACACGACCGGTGAGATCAGATACCCCCACACGAACTCGGCCTATTCGACGTTGTCAGGCGAGAATTGGAAAAGCCGAGAGGGTATTAACGGGTCGGCGATTATTGACGAGATACACGTCGTCGATGACCGACTGATGCAAGTCCTCGAAGGATTGGACGCCGGGCGGGACGAGCCGCTGATTTACCAGATTTCGACAGCTGGAAAAGGTGCGGATACTTACGGTCGCAAGGAATACGATTACGGAAAGCTGATTGAGAGGGGCCAACCGGGGACGAAACGAAAGGATGTCGGCTACTTCTTCCGATGTTATGAAGCGCCTCAGGACGTGGACGATTCAGAGCTTGTGCCGGATTCCGATGGTTCGGTGAGCGAACGAGCGCTGTCGATTATCAAAATGGCGAATCCGTCCCTTGGTATCACTGTTCAAACGAAAGAGATTTGCGATAAGTTGCGCCGCGCAAGACGCTCAGAAACGGACTGGGTGAACTTCAAGCAGCGTCGCCTCAACATCTGGCAGTCAAGTGAGAACCCATGGTTTAGCGACGCTGGCTTGTGGGGCAAATGTGGAACTAAGCATTCGATTGAATCGCTCGCATGCTTTGGATACACGGGTGGAGGGATTGGGCTAGACCTCAGCCGAACTCGTGATATGTGTTCCGCCGTGTGCGTCGTCGGCGACGATGATAAGGTTCGGATCGTCCCTCACTTTTGGTTGCCTGATAAACAATTCCGTCAGCTTGTGGACCAGATACCGATTAGGGAATGGCAACGCGACGGCTGGTTGACGGTCATTGACGGCGAGGTCATAAACTTTGGCGTGATAGAAGATTGGTTAGTCCACGCGATTGGCGTCCTCGACACGGTTATTCTGGCTTTCGATCCCAAGTTTGCACAAGACATCTGCGAGCGAATCGAGAATAGAACCTCCGTACACCTCTTGCCATTTTCTCAAACTCACGACTCATACGCGGCCCCAACGCAGGATTTTGAGCGTCTTGTTTATAGTGGTAAACTAAGACACGATCGAAACCCGTGCATGACGTGGCAAGTGGGTAACGTCCTGATCAGCGAGCGACAGGGAAGGCGAAAACCAATTAAGGATGATCGCTATAGATGGCGGACGATTGACGGTGTACAAGCTGCGATCATGGGATTATCCGCGTTCAACGAGTCACCGAAACACCGGAAAGGAAGCGTCTATGATCGGCGCGACCCCATAATCATATGACGTTCCGATCCTGGATTTTGATTTTTGGTCTGACGCTGATATCCTCCGGAACGGGGTTCCATTTCGGCGTTCCAATCAGTCTAATCGTTCTTGGCTCACTGTTCTTGGCGGGGTGGTGTTGGAGCGTGTCAGCGGACGACGGTCGCACAGAAATACAAAACGAGTCTGAAAGTGGCAATTGACATCGCGGACAGGCTATTTCCGAAACGTGCTTTGCAGAGTGCTGGCACGCTCACCAGCGGTCGAATCATTGAGCTTCTTCAGGGGCGGCAGTCAAAGGCCGGTGTGCCCGTCAATGTGGATGGTGCCTTGCGGATTTCTCCGATTTGGCAAGGGGTCACTCTGTTAAGCGGTGACGTGGCGAAGTTGGACTTTAATGTGTGGGAGCGACTCCAGCCACGAGGACGGCGGATCGCGCTCAATCATCCCACCTATTCGATGCTGACGGGTTCGATTGGTTCGGTGACGTCGAACATCTGGAAGCAATCGATCATGGCTAACGCGTTGCTGTATGGCAACGGTTATTCACGGATCATCTTTTCCGGGGTTCAACCGGTCGGGATGGAGTTCATTCCGAGTCGATTCGTAGTTCCCAAGGAAATGGATGACGGCGTTTTGTATTCGGTCAGACGTCCCCCCGATTTCGTCGAACAGCGCGTGATGGATTTCGAGATGTACCATTTGAAAGGCCTCACGATAGATGCGTGGGGCGGACTCTCGTTAATCGATTACGCGCGGGACACCATCGGCCGACAGATTGCCCGAAACGATTACAACGATGATTTCTTTTTAAACCATGCGGTTCCTGACGGGTGGTTCAGGCATCCGGCAGAGATGGGAGACAAGGCGCTTGAGAGGTTTGTCAAAGCCGTCGAACGCCGCCACTCAAAGCAGGGCAATCGTCACCGGTTGGGTGTGCTCGAGGAAGGCATGGACTGGGTCGGGATGGGGATCAGTCCCGAGGACATGTTGCTTATAGAACAGCTTAAATTCGGTCGTCAAGAAGTTGCAGCACTGTTAAACCTTCCGCCGCACAAACTGGGCGACGAAACACGGGCAGCGTTCAACACGCTGGAGGAAGAAAACAAGAGCTACCATGATAGCTCCATTGGCGTTTGGCTTTGTCGCAAAGAATCCGAGGCGAACGATAAGCTGTTTACCGAAAAGGAAAAACGGGACCGCAGATTCTTCACGGAATTCAACCGGAACCAGTTATTCAGGCCGGACTTTAAATCGCGAATGGACGGGCATGCTCGCGTCGTCCTAGCTGGGATCCGGCCGCCGAACGAGGTCCGCGACGAGGAAGGGTGGAACCCAGTACCAGGCGGTGACGAACGTCTTATACCATTAAACGTGCGCCCTGAGTCTCAGATGCCGGATGCCCGGCAACGCGGACACGATACGGAGCGACTCAAAAAGCTGCTAGCACGTGACGTCAAGCGAATGCACGAGCGACTGTCGACGTACATCACGCGATGGGTGAACAAAGGGGAATTCGTTCGTGCGCTTGAGTTATTGACAGAAAAGCACTCCGACGTGATGCGTGACGCCCTAGCGGATTACTTCGACGACGATCGAACGGAGCGTATACTGACCAGCGTCAAGCAGCGTTGGATTGCCGCGGCTAACAAGTCGGACGGCGGGAACATCAACGAGGCCATCGATTCGGCCAACGCGGCCATACTGAATGACATAAAGGAAATTTGCGATGTTAGTTGAATCGAAAATGTCGTCGCGTCAGTTCGATACTGAGGTCAAGTTCGCTGACGACTCCAGGACGATATTCGGGATTGGCTCGCCATTTTACGATGGAACGTCCCGGACTGAGTTTAGAATATTCAAGGACCTGGTCGAGCGGGTCGATCCAGGGGCTTTTGATAAAGTCATCGCGGACACGACGGTCGATGTTCTGTCATCGCTGAACCACGACATAGAACGGCAGTTGCTTGGGAGGCGGAGCGCAGGGTCCCTAAAGCTATCAAAGAATTCCGCTGGTCTCGTGTTCGAAGTCACGCCGGGAGAGACGTCACAAGCCAGGGACACCATAGAACTCATCCAGCGTCGCGAGGTCAAGGGCGCGTCGATTTGGTTCGGGCGCGCCGATGAGCTATGGACGGAGGAAGACGATCAGACCGTGGTCACGTTGATGTCGATACCCCTCATCGAAGTCGGACCCGTTTCCCGGCCGGCCTTTGACGCGACGACTGCCGAGGTCCGCAAGCGTGACCTGGACGACTATCGTAAGCGCATGGCAGAGAAGGCAGAGCACATGCGACGACGGATGGCGACGGAATCGGCAAGGTGCCGTTTGCGTGAGCGTGAAGCGTGGGTGTATCAAGAGGTTTGAAGTTGGCAAATCTGCCCGTTGCAACGCTTCACGGAGCACCGCAACGCCGTGCAGGGCAAAGCCGCTCCTCGCCGCTCATCGCTGGTCGTCTCTTCTCAATTCCGCCAAATCTGGCCGTTGGTAAGGTGTGCCGCGCTCGGCAATGGTCTGCTTTGCTGCGCTCCGCTTCGCTCTGCTTCTAAATCAGCTTTTTCAGCACCTTCAACCGTTCCATCAACTTTTCATTGTCTTTTTCAAGCAGGTCGTTTTCGATCAGCGTGATCAGCTGGTTGACGTAGAACAGTTGATTCATACCTGACAGGCGTTTGTTCGCGTCGACTTGTTTCTTGCTGAGCGTCTTCCCAGACATGTGCTTGATTGTCTGTTTAAGTGGAACTTCGCTCCCGTTGTCTTTCGCGACCCTGGTGCGAAGTCTTTCAAGGTCTTCCGGAAGACAATTGAGAACGGTGCACAACTGCGATTCGTCCATGCCAAACTTATTGCCGAGTACAACGACTCGTACGCGATCGCATTCCGTTAGCGCCCTGCCGTGAGTTCCGTTCAATCGCGCGGCTTCGGCAAACATCGCTGATTCGCTCGGGTAAGTCTTCAGAACACATGGTACTTTGCAGTCTGGTCCGTAGACCTTGATATGCGCTCGACGGCGATGGAACCCGTCGATGATCTTGTTTGACGTCTTGTCGATCAGCAAAGGTGGCAGTTCAGCGCCCGCTTTTAGTGCTGACGCTAACGTGCCTACGTGATACCCGCCGACATCGTTTCTCGGGTACAGATCGAAATCCTCTATCAGTTGCGAAGCGTTCATCATTCTCATTTACGGTTCTCCTTGTGTTTGTTGAGTGGTGGCAAATCTGCCCGTTGGGTTGCTGTGCTTCGCAAGGCAATGCCATGCTTCGCGTTGCAATGCTGTGCTTCTCTTCTCAATTCCGCGCCAAATCTGGCCGTTGGTGCGCTTAGCTTTGCGTCGCCATGCGGGGCTTCTCGCCGCCTCTGTGGTTAATCTCTCAACTCAGCTTCATATTTTCCCATGTGGATCGACACCCATTTCATGCCATCACGCCTGGTACGGCCGCAACCGATTCCGTGACGTCCGGCGATATTGAAAGCCTGAGTAAATGCCCCCAGGCTTTTGCGCGCCAGGACGTCAGTGTCGATTTGAAACGTAGCGATGCCACCCCACGTTCGCCATTTCGGGCGTGATGCAAGTATGCCGCCGCTTTTTTTGTTAACGACTCTCCGCGTGTCCACGACCCAGTCCGCTTCGCCTAATTCGCGTGGCTCCTTATTGGTCAAGGTATCTGGATCGAGCAAAATAAATTCCTCTTCCGCAGGTTCCACCGCTCGGGCAACGATGGTCGTGATGGCCTCACCCCCGATCGTGCGGCCGGTAACCGTCACCAACGACGCCCAAAATGCGTGCATGGGATGGTAGAATTTGCCGTCTTCCGTGCGATAAAGCTGATTGGCGGCATCGTCGTATGCTTTGCCTGGCACGGACTTCTTTTTGGCCTCCATGTTGCCGGTATCCTCCTTGCGCTCCATGACATTGACAAAGTTCGATTGCATGAGCGGTTTCATTCCGCGAATGTTCCAGCTGACGAGTTCTAACATCTGGCGTTCTCCTTTAAAGAAAAAGTGTCAAGTCTGACCGTTGCAACGCTGTGCAGTGCGGAGCAAAGCGGAGGCCCGCAAGGCTACGCCGGGCGCTTCTCTTCTCAATTCCGCCAAATCTGGCCGTTGCTTTGTTTTGCTTTGCCCGCAACGCTCCGCAACGCCGTGTACACGGCGACCCGGAGAACGCCAATTCAAGAACGGGCCACCGCGTGAAACAAGTTGTGCGGTGTTCGATGGCGTTCTCTGAGAAACCTGAATTTAGACCATCCAGAGGAAACAAACAAGTGTGTGTTGCACCGATTCCGAAAATAGCCCAGAAAAATCCGCTCTTGACTTTTCAGTTGACGGCCATCTAAGATATCTCCGTTGGCGCAATTGCCGACTTTTCCCAGTCGAACCTTGACTGCTCTTGTGAGGGCAACGGTTCACGTAATCGACGTGTGATCTGTTGCCATCTTTGTGCGCTTTCTCGCACGGCGATTTTGACCGTAAAACAGGTTCCTGTAGAAGGTTGCGTAATCGCATGTCGTACAAAATCAAGGAAATGGCTGAAAAGCGTGCCGAACTTGTCACGCAAATGAAGGAAATCCAGGGGAAGGCGGCCGATGAAAAGCGACCAATGGACCCCGACGAATCCAAAAAGTTCGACGATCTGGACGCTGAGGTCATCAAACTGGAGAAAATGATCGAGGAAGCGAAGCGGGTCAAAACCCGTGAAGGCCTCGAAATCCTGGATCCGGCAGAGCGAAAAGAACGTGAAAAGCTGGAAAAGAGCTTGCAGCGTCAAAACGAGGATGAGCCGTACGTCCCCCTGGACAGGGCGATTTCTAACTGGATGCGTTACCCGTGCTCCGGTGACCAGCGTCCCAGCTCGGAAGAACTCGAAGCGGGCCGGGATGCCTACGGATTCGACCCGTACCGCAAAGAAATCACGATCAGTTTTCGTCCAATGGACGACTGTGAGCGTCCGCGTACCGTCCAGGAAGCCGTAAAACGGCACAGGGAGGTCCGCAGCGAGATCAGACGTTCTGTTACCGATGGCAACGGTCGTGCCGTTATGGGGCTACGTGATCGAACACAGCAGCGTGCTCAGGGGACGACCGTCGGAACTGAGGGAGGTTTCACGGTCGCTGACGAGTTTTCGTCGGCTATCGACGTTGCGCTGTTGCAATTCGGTGGCATGCGACAGGTCGCCACGGTCATGCGTACCGATACGGGAGCTGATTTTCACCATCCGACGGTGAATGATACCACCAATACGGGGGAATGGGTCGGTGAGAATCCAGCGTCCGCGGTTACGAAGCAAGATGCCGTGTTCAACGAACTCGTGCTGAAAGCTCATAACAGCAGCTCAAAAGAAATCCTCGTATCGCTGGAATTACTCCAGGACACGATGATTAATCTACTGGCGCTGCTTGGCAGATTGCTTGGGGAACGACTCGGGAGACTGCATAACACGGGCTTCACCGTGGGAGATGCAGCTGCGAAACCGATGGGAATCGTCCCCGCAGCGACGTCTAGCGCAGTTACTACGGCGAGCAACACTGTTTACACCTTCGAGGAACTGCTTGACCTAAAGCACACGGTGGACCCCGCGTATCGTGGCGTCGGCGCCGGATTCATGGGCAATGACACGACACTGTCGATCATGAAGAAAATCCAAGATGACCAGAGTCGTCCGATCTGGATGCCAAATCTGATCGACGGAGAGCCGGACAGATTCGACGGATCGCCGTTCACGGTCAACCAAGATGTTGCTTCGGGTGCATCCGCGAAGGCCCTGCTGTACGGGCAGTTTACGAAGTACATGATTCGGGAAGTTTCACAGCTGACGCTGCTGCGGCTGGATGAGCTGTACGCAGAAAAGCATCAGGCCGCTTTCCTGGCGTTCATGCGGGTCGATGGAAATCTGTTGGACGCGGGAACGAATCCGGTTAAGTTTCTCACGAACGCAGCCTAATTTAGGATTTTACTGACCGATGCCTAAAATCAAATTCTTGCGAGAGCACGACACGCCCTCGCACTTTTACGTCAAGGGCGCGCAGGCCAATCTTCCGCCCGAGGTTTGCGACGGTTACATCTCAAAGGGTTTGGCGGAATACGTCGACCGCAAGGCTGTGCGTACTGACGGGGCATCGTCGGAAGACAAAAGCCGCAAGGAGAAACGGGCAAAAGAACTCGCCGCTAAATTGGAATCCGCGAAAGCCTGATAATCAAAACACTCTTCAAGTTTGAGGTAGTTCATCATGTACTCAAGAGTTGCGAATTCAAAAACCGTCCGTCACTCAAACGCTGTTGCTGCCGGGCAAACTACAATTACGCCCAGCGCGGGAATCGACACGCAAGGCTACAGCCATTGCCGATTCATCGTTTTATGGGGCACGATCACTGCGACAGGCGTACAGAGCGCCAAAGTGCAGCAATCGAGCGACGATGGCGTGGCGGACACCTTTGCCGATTTGACAGGAACAAGTGTTTCTGTCGCCGACGATGACGATAACAAAATGACGATCATCGACATAAACAATCCTGCAGAGCGTTATCTGAAGTGCATTATCAGCCGTGCGACTGCGGACTCCGTCGTTGACGGTATCATCGCGATACTGTCACGCCACGACACGGCGCCAACTGCCCAAGATTCAACCGTCCAGGGGTGGGAGCAGCACGATCAGCCCGCTGAGGGCACGGCATAACTGTGAAGCACTAGCGCCTCGGCGCGTCCTGCGACCTAGCTCGGCGAGCACTATCACCAGAGCTAGGTCTTTTCGGAGCCAAATATATGGCCTTACGTAGCACGACGGAGGTTTTTGACACGGTCACCAAGCGGACCATAGGTGTCAAAAACAAAACGGTCACGCCTGGTGGAAATAACTACCAGCGGGGACGACTGACAGTTGGAACGTCCGAGGAAACCATCAGCGTCGATACGGACATTGGAGATTTGGGGATTTGTTCCTTTGTCAATCACGACGCGACGAATTTCGTCAGCATCGGTATCGCGACAGGTTCCTACATGATTGAGCTTGAGCCGGGGCACGGGGATAAGATTTTTGCCGCTCGTGCCTTGACAGAGTTTTTTGTTCTCGCCGATACCGCGGCCGTCGAGTTGGAATACGAGTTCAACGAAAGGTAAATCCGCCGTGGTGGTCCTTGAACGTCGCTCAGCATTTGACAGCAGCGTTAGGAGCTACAACGCTACCGTCGTCTGCCCGGCCGACGTGCTACCGATCCACATGGAAGACGCGCGTTCCGCAATTCGTATGGTATCGTCGGCACACGATGACGAGTTGGAATTGCTCATCGAGGCTGCCAGGGAATACATTGAAGGTCGAAACAACATTACGCTCGTTTCGACGCAATACAGTTGGGTCTTGCCAGATTGGGACCAACAGCGTGCGGAAGACGGCGTGATCAGGATCATGCTTCCCCGTGGACCAGCGCAGCGTGTTGACTCGGTTGATTACTTTGATACTGACGACGTCGCCGTTGCAAAGGATGCGAACTGGTTTAGCACGAACTTCGACTTGATCGTTGACGAATACATGCCGGGAATCGTTGTTCAAAAACCAAATGTAACGCTTCCGAGCATATCGCAACGAGACAACGCGATTACGATCACGTGGACCGCTGGTTTTGGCGACGACCCGGAAGACGTACCGTCAACTCTGCGTCACGCGATCAGGGTGTTGATTGCACACTGGTTTGAACATCCCGAGGCTGTGATTACGGGGACCATTAGCAGTGCAATTGAACTGTCGTTGAATTCTCTTTTAGCACGCTACCACACGGGTAAATACATCAACTGAGTAGTCATCGATGGCAATCGGAAAACGCCGAACATATTTGACGATACAGGAAAAGGACGCTGACGAGGATTTCCCGTTCAATGAAAGTCCGGGACATTGGCGAGACTTTTGGAACGTACTATGCAAGCTGGAACCGCTCAGCGGTGTTGAATCACCGATCGCCAACCAAACGACTGAACTCCTTACGCACCGCATCGAAATGACATGGGAACCAAAACTCGATGAGCTTAGGTCGGACATGAGGGGCATCGTCGCCGGTCCCATCAGTTATCGGATTTTCAATTTCAGATCAGATGCGAATATCGATACGAAAAACAGAACCGTCATCGTGATGGCCGTCGAAGGTAGACCGGAGGACAGGCGTCGATATGAGCCGCAAACCGTCGCATGATCGCGAAAACGTTAATTCAGTTTTTAAAGGGACAGATACCGAGCGTCGGCGACCGCTGGTACTTTGGACGGAGGCCGGAAACGATTGTCGGTGTTACGGGGACTTTGGAGTATCGACAGAATGCGGGGATGTACGACTTGGACGGAGAGGTGGAGGTTGCTGATCCGACTATCGATTTAAGTCTGTGGGCCGTTGGCCCCGATGCCCCGAACGACATCGAAAACGCTTACGAAGACTTGAGGATACTACTAAGCGGATTTACGGGTTGCATGGGACAAACGGAAATTTTCGGTTGCACAATCGAATTTGGCTCGCGGCAACAAAATATACCACCGCAAAACGAAAGCGACTTGTGGACGTTCCGGAAGATAATGGGAATTCGTATCACTCATGAGCAGGAACGGACAACATGGCCGCTGTCGGCGTGAGTATCACGGGAGTCAAGGAGATAGATCGCGCTCTCATGGAATTCGAGCGCAAAGCGAAGAACAAGGCCATACGCACGGCAGCGCGGGAAGCGGCGCGCGATGTTCAGCGGGAAGCCGTCATACTCGCACCACACCACACCGGTGCACTAGAACGAGCGATACGTGTTCGCGGTGCGAAAAAAAGAGCTGGTCGCGGTCGGGATGTGATCGGCGCGAGCATAGTAGTCGGCGAAGGATTCTTCGCTGGAGACACGTTCTATGCTGGGTTTTTGGAATTTGGAACGCGAGAGCGATTTCACCAGTCTGGGAAAAGCACGGGGCGGATTGAACCTGGAGTGTTTGATTTTTTGCGGCAAGCACTTTTCACGAACACGCAGCGGGTATTGCAGACGTTCAGGCGGGCCCTGATTCGAATCGTCGTTAACACACGCGGTAAGAGGTAAGCATGGCCATTCGCACTGGAAATACGGGAACTTTGGTTTTTGCAACCTCCGCATGGGTCGGCAAGATAACGAGAATCGCTGGATTGAGTCGGCGTTATCAGGCGCTGAATAAGAGCATATTGTCCGACACTGACCACGAAGTGTACGAACGCGGCGACCTTAAAGACTTCGATGCGATCGAATGCCAAATATTCTGGGATCAGGATGACTTACCGCCTTTTGGGTCTGCCAAGGAAACGGTCACGATAACGTATCCTCCGTCGTCGCACACAACGGACGGAACGATTGCCGGTGAGGGCTGGATAGAGGAAGAAGTCATGGGACAGATGGCAAACAACGAGATGATGGCGGGGTCAGTAACGATACGATTCACGGGCGGGACCGATCTGACAGTAACCGAAGGCATACCGTAAATGGCAGACGACGTCGTGGAAGTAGTTGTCAAGCGATTGACAGGAAAGAACAAGGGTTCAAATCATACTGTCGAATACGACGTCTTTCGTGTATTTGTCGTCGAGCTCGTACACGACACAGCCACGCGGCACAACTTGCGTCAAGAGCGATTCGTCGGTTATGCGTCAGAGAAAAACGAGCTGATCCTGATTCTTGAACCTATCAGCCAGTCGGAAGTCGAGGCCATTAGGTCAGCTGTTCAGAGAACGCTTGGCGAGCCAAAGCTGCGAGAGATCAAATGGAGAGTTTCAGACACCGAAGATGAACTACGCTTCAAGAAATCAGTTTGTTGAGATTGCGGCACGGGACCGACGGTATGAGGATGTCCTGATCGACGGGGTCACGAGTCGTGTACGAAGTCTGACGGAATCGGAATTAGCTGAAGCGTTGGGACAACCGACGAATGCTGCCGAGCGTGCAACTTTAATACGGCTGATGGTTGTCGACGGGGAAGGCAACACGATATTTCGTGAAGGTGACGAAGAGTCAATCATTGCGGGAACACCAGCAGAGGTATCGGCGCCGTTATTTGACGCTTGCCAGAAACACCTACTGAACACGATAAAAAAAAAGAACTCGGGGAATGGGACCTTATTAGGCACGAACTCGCCTACCAATTCGGAGAACCAGATCCCGACGTGATGATGTCCCGAATGCATGCCGGTCAGCTGTTGCGATGGGTCGAATTTCTCTTCCAGCGCAAAGAATTACAAAGCGGCAAACGTTGGATGTCTGTGGACGAGCACGCTCGACAGATGTTTTCATGAAGACTAACCAATGGCGATCATCGGTGAACTCGCTGTCAACATTGTTGCACGCACCAAGCAACTTTCGGCCGGTCTTAGAAAGACACGTACGGAGTTGGGCGGTATCAGAAAAGGCTTCGGAGACGTCACGAAATCGATTCGTGCGTTTTCATCGATCGGCCTTGGCATCGGCGGCGGACTCTCCATAGCCGGATTCGCGGCATCAATCAAAGAGAGTTCTGAGCGAATCGACCAGCTAGCTAAAACGTCCCAAAAGCTGGGTATCTCTACTCAGGCGTTGGCGGGTTTGCAGGTTGCCGCTGACCGAACGGGGGTCGAGGTCAGGAAGCTGGAAACCGGCCTGCAACGGATGGTGAGACGCGTTGCCGAGGCTGCACAGGGAACGGGCGAAGCACGCAACGCGATCGCCGAACTAGGCCTCGACGCAAAGCGCTTGAACGCTTTAAGTCCTGACCAGCAGTTTCAAGAGATTGCAACTGCAATGCAGGGGATTTCTCAGCAATCAGACAAGGTCCGTTTGGCGTTTAAGTTGTTCGATGCTGAGGGAGTCGACTTGCTCCGTACGCTTTCAGTCGGAGCGACAGGACTCGAGGACTTTCGCAAAGAAGCTGAAAAGTTGGGTCTTGCTGTTTCCGCTGACGAAGCTGCAAAAGTTGAAAAGTTCAACGATGCCATTTCAGCGTTGCGTCAATCGTTTCAGGGCTTGTCCAGTAGGATACTCATCAGCCTAGCTCCAGGTGTATCGGAGACTATCGAGGGACTACTGATCGCGATTGATCGGGCGTCCGGGGGACCAGAACAACGCGGCGCAGCACAGAGACAGGGCAGGACAATCACGCGCGGGGCACAAGAGGGATTGATACCAAATATTGGTCCGGCTTTAGAAAGAGCGTTTACGAATCTGTTTTTTGGTGGCTTTGGTGGACAGAATGCGGCCGGATTAACTGACCGCGAAAGGCAGAGGCAAGCCGCAGCTAACCGACAGGTCATCGACGAGCTACGGCAACAACGACGGATACAACTACAGCAGCTCGCGCTGATGTCGCAACAACAACCCACAGAAATCGTAGCAATACCATAACGACGATGGCCGTCACTTCATGCAGTTTTCACGTGCGAGACTTCCCCAAGCGAGCGGTGTTTTCATCGCCAGCATCCTCGGTATACGTGGATTCGTACTTAATTATCACTGACGATCCAACAGACGATCAGTTTACCGTTGCTGGACAGGCAACTTTCACGGGTCCGAACGAATTACCAGGTGTCGGTGAAGAGTTTCCGACTGATGGCAATTCGTTTGTGCGGCGTATTGAGTTGACGCAGACGCGTGAAAATTCGACACACTGGATAGCGATTGTCACGTATGAACCGCGTCAACCGGGAGAATTCTTCGACGCCAACCCTCTCGACCGTCCAGTCCGCGATCACTGGGAATACCGTGAAGTTGAGGAAACCAGAAATCGTGACAAAGACGGGAACATCATTCTCAACAACGCGGGAATGCCGTTTCCTGATCCGATCGTTGTGAATCGCAGCGAGTCGTTACTCGTACTGAAAAAGAACTACGCGACACGAGCAGAGATCGACACGCTCAACGCGACATTCCACGATACGGTGAATGACGCTACTTGGTATTCTCAACCCGCGAAGACTTGGAGGTATCTCCACACCACAAGCAGCGAAGTGCAAACGGAAAATGGCTTCGATTTTTACGACGGCGTGACACGTATACAGTTCGATCCTGACGGTTGGGACTGGAATCTAACCGAGGAAGGCTTCGAGCACTTGAACGCAGCAGCTGGCGACCTGGTACGCCCGGTCGATAACAATGGCCTGCAAATGATACAGCCCGTTAAGCTGGCTGCTGACGGAACGCGTGCCGCTGACGGAGCGGCGGCCATAAACACGACCGTCGCGATATTCACTCCAGTCGATTACACGACGATGGGTCTTGGTGGTTGATGGCAGAGTTTGATACGGAAACAGCCATGAGGATCGGGCGCGCTGCGTTTAACGCAGAGCAACGGATAAAGTTGCGCCATTTCCGAAAAGAACGCAGGGATATTCCGGGTACTCTCCAGTATCCAACGTTGGGATTTGCTGACGGCAACATTGCCGAGGGGGCGACCGGCAGCGTGTTTTTGGCGATCGGTTCCACGCCAGGGAGTGAATCCGCCGGCGCGAATACCAGGACGATAGTCAACAGGACGGGGCGCACTATTTGGGACGGTGCAGCGGTCGTTATCGAACACACGTCGCTCGAAGAGGCTGCGGCTGTGAATTGGTACGCGGTCCGGAGCGACTCGGCGTCCATGGCATTCGGCACCGCCGCCGGGAACGTCTCGGAAGGTGCAACCGGATCGCTGACGTCCGTCTCAGCGATCGACGGCCACTACAGCCCTACAACGCTGACGTACCGGGTAAAGGAAGGCTCAACGGAGACATCGCAAAACGTCTTAGTGTTATGGAACGAGGGTGCTAGCGAATGGCAACATTTCTGTTGCGTTGGCGGTTCCCCTTCAATGGACATCGCTTTTAAAATCAGCGATGCCGATACAACGACCGGTCAATTTGACGATAAGGTCAGTGGTAACGTTGCCGCAAGTACGTTTGTCGCGGCTGAGGACTTGGGCATCGATTGGGAGATCGTCAACGCAGCTGCCGACGAACAGGCGCAATTCTTTTACGACATGTCTGGAACAGCAAGCTACTCGGCTGGTACGTTTGAATGGATCGCGAAAGATGCGTCTGACAACGTGCGAATGTTCAGCCCAGCAGACGGTTATACCCATGACGGTGTACGCGATTTGCCGATAGCGGTTGATGCCGCGTCGACAACTGGAGAAGCACAATTCGGCATCGACGCAAGCGCGATACAAGATTACTCGACGTCAAAATTCCAGTTTCCAGGTCACTACGGCGCAGGGGATTGGGGATGGTTTGAGTTTGAGACGTCACCGGGAAACCTTGACAGTTCACCGCAAGAGCCCCGCGATACAAGCGAAGATATTTTGATGTCGTGGGAGATAGACGCCGCAGATTTCAAAATACAGATATTCCTAGACGCCGACGAAATTGACAACGCAGCCGGATACGAATCCCACACTCCAGCACATCCAGAGAACCTCGCACACAATTCAAGCGGTGAGCCCATTTGGCGGAATTACGCTGACTATCAGGAAAGCGAAACCTACAACGCAAGCAACCATATTCCCGTATGGATGACTGAGGAAGACGGGACGGGGGGATCCGGGAGTGGGTCACAAGCTCGTCTGTATATTGATCCCGACGGAGTACCGGGAACCGATCCGGCTAGCGGCGAGACAACTGCCGTATCTATCGAATTTCCGTCGAATGCGTTTAAGCAAACGCTGATTGATCCGGCTAGCGGCGGCATCGAGGTAAATGCGACTGTTAGCAGTACAACGATGGCAGCGGTGAACCTCACGACTGCCCAAGGACCAAGCGAGCACACAAGTCCGGATGGTGTCAATGAACATATTACATTGGAGCGGAACGGTCTGTGGATGGTCATCTTTTCAGGTACGATTGAATCCGCAGGCGGAACCGGTACCGATAGACACGGAGCAGCTAACATTGAATTGTTTGACGCAACCGGTTCTGTCGTTCTCGACAGCAAGCAGATTGATCACTTTAGTGTTAACAGTTCCTTCATTCAGCAGGATGCCACGCTGCTTGCGAGAATTGACATTTCAGCCGATACAGACATCGAGTTGCGGGCACAGAAAAACGCAGGCGGTGATGAGAGCTATACGATTCTTGGTGTACTTCACGCCGTTTGGACGGGCGACCCTGATTAAACTGTAGTGGAAAATTATGACCAATCCAGGTCGACATATCGATATTGACGTCGTGTTCGGCGATGGCTGGACCGACTTTATCCAGCTGTTTGACGAAAACGACGATCCAATGAAACTGGTGGCGCTAGGTGCCACATCTCGGATTGTCGTTGTCGACGCCGACGGTGGTCTGGTGGCCGACCTGACGGACGCAAACGGCAAGTTAGTCATTACAAACGATGGCAAAATTACGATTGCTCACACGTGGGATCAACGGTTCGTAGAAGCTGATTGGACGTGGTTCGTAACGTTTGGCGGTTTTCGTGATACGTTGTTTTACGGTCGGGCCATCATGGACCCTGTTGCGGGTGACGATCTCTGATGGGAATAACTCGCGTATCATTTCATAGTCGCAACGGCGCGACAGTTTTGGCGACTCGCAGAACGATCAGGACTCACTTCGGCGGAACTGTCGTAACGGTTCCGAACATGGACCCGTATTCAGTTCTCTTGAGAAATGCCGCAACGGCCGGTGTTGGCGCCGGGGTCAAGATCAGTGCGTTAACGGAGGAAGCTTCACCAGCGGCCGGTGATTGGATACTCGGCGAAGACGACTCCGGAGTACTGGTTAAAATCGATGCCGGTAACATCGCTGGTGGCACTGGTCAGTGGACTCTAAACGGGAGCGACCTTCACCCGAATGCACCAGTGTCGGCAAAAAACGTTCTCGTTGGCGGCACGACGGCGGCGAACTCCGACATCGTGCTGTTAGCAACGGGTGGAGCAGTCTTCAATGAAACGGGAGCCGATGCCGATTTTAGAATAGAATCCGACAATCAGCAGAACATGTTTTTTGTCGATGCCTCGAGCGACCGAATCGGTTTATGCACTGCAACGCCCGGTGCTACGGACGCATCCAACCGAACGATGTTGGACTTGTCGGGAAATGCCATCCTCTTAGGTTCCGACAGCGGCTTGCGCACGCGTACGGATGCCACCAACAAAGTCGGTATATTCATCGGACCGCACTACGACAACGCCGAAGAGCCTGTCATGGGGATGTTCCTCTCGAACATCAGTGGAGAAAACCGCGTCATTTACGGCGGTGGTAGCGCTAATTACAACGCTGCAACGGATATCAGGTTTTACTCTGCGGCAAATTCTACAACGCTCACCGGTACGGAAGTCGCACGCATCACGTCAACAGGGTTTGGGATAGGTGTCTTCCCGCCGACCGAGGCGTTAGACGTGTTGGGAAATATCAAGGGCACGGGAACGCTGACCATCCCAGGAACGACGACCTTCAACACGGTTGCCTACACTTGGCCGGCCGCGGACGGGACAAGCGGCCAGCATTTGAGTACCGACGGTGCGGGCACGTTGTCTTGGGCTTCGGCGCCGGGAACGACGGAGTTTACGGTCACGACGACGGACGCCACGCAAACCGTCATTGGTAGCATCGCAGTTGCTTCCGGCACGAGTAAGACGTTTACGATCAGGGGGCACGGCCGAGAAGACGCAACGGGAGATACGCATTCGATTGTGATTGACGGATGCATTCGGAATCAGGGCGGGACCACGGCGCTCGTGGGGGAATTATGGCGCCGAAAGTCCTATGATTCAGGCGGTTCTGGTTGGGACATTGACGCGGTTGCCAATGACACGTCTGATGAACTGGATATCCGAGTTACGGGCGAAGCGTCCCATACGATAGACTGGCGGTTGGAGGTATCCGCAATCACGATATAGGTTTCGGTTGTCTCCGTTGAACTAAAAAAGGAGTTAATCTCATGGGTCTTTTACTCGACGTTTCGAACGAATCTCTGATAGCGGAAGGTGCCGCGACTGATATTGATATCACATTCACCCCGAAGGGAGCGGGCAATCTCCAGTTCGACGGGTTGCAGTGGCCGAATGCTGACGGTACGGCCAACCAAGTGTTGCAAACTGACGGCGGTGGCGTGTTGAGTTTCGTCACTGCTGGCGGTCCGACGTTCCTGGACTCTACGTTCCGCGTCCAGGACGACGGTGACAACACCAAGCAGATTGCTTTTCAGGCATCAGGAATCACGACGGCGACCACCCGTACCATCACGATGCCGGACCAGGACGTCGACTTGACGCCGACGACTGGCACGTTTCAGGGTAGCGATGCGGGACTGACCGACATTGCTGGCCTCGCTGTTACCGATGGCAACTTCATTGTTGCTGACGGTGCAAACTGGGTTGTCGAATCCGGCAGCACGGTAGCCCAATCGATCGGCGGCATTACCCAGGACTTGGATACGCTGGGTGCTCCAACGGCTGACGGTGAATTCATCGTAGCCACGGGTGCGGGTGCGTTCGCGTATGAAACGGGTGCGACCGCGAGGGCGTCAATGGGTGCGGGAACGCTCGATAACGTGGTCGAGGACACGACGCCACAGCTCGGCGGCGCGCTGGATGTGAACGGCCAGATCATTACATCAGCTTCTAACGGTGATGTCACGATTACACCAGACGGAACTGGCGCGGTTGTGTTGCTGACGGATTTTCGCATTGAGCGATTCACAACACAAACGACCGACGGAACGCAAACCGTTATCGGTTCTCTGGATTTGGTTGACGATCAATCGATCTTCGCCACACTGCTGGCGATAGGGCGAGAAAATGCGACGGGCGACACACTGTGCGTCGAGATCAAGATCGGCATCCGACGTGAAGGGGCGACGACTGCACTTGTCGGCGAACCTATTCGAACAATCATCAACCAAACAGGTTCTTCAAGTTGGGACGTGGATGCGGTTGCTGACGACACCGGCGAACAACTTGATATCCGTGTTACTGGCCAAGCGTCGCACACGATCGATTGGAAAGTAATCTCGTACGAATTGACGGAGTAAGACGAAATGGAGCCGAAGGGCACGAGTGTTCTGAACGACAGCAGCTCATGTGCACACTGCTGGCATGGCACAGGGCGGATGCTTACGTCAAATCCCCCGAAAACAGAAGAAGTCTGCTGTCAGTGCGGAGTGAGGCGAACATTTTCAATACTAAGCGATGCGGGTTCTGTGAAAGGTCATGGTCCGTTTCATCCACGTAAGTTGACGGAGTAGCTGAAATGGAGTCATCAAGTGAGCCAGTCTTGAAGTTTTACGAGAGCAATGAAACATTCGAGTCGTCACACGTCAGCCTGATTCCAGAATGTGAAAAGATGGTTTTTACTGGCGTCGATGGGCAGTCGATTGCTGAAATTGATTTGCAAGATGGAACAGTGACGATCCATCAAGAAGGCAAACTTCCCGAAGCTGCAAAGTTGTTTTGGGATACTGTTGCGCAGTACATGCCAGGCGGGGCCTAAGAGGGTAATCAATGGGAACTGAACTACAAGCGGCAGAACAAGTTGACGTGCGAACGATCATTTCGGAGCGTATCAAGAAAGAATTCGTGACACTGCTTCCTCAAGAAACGTGGGACCTTGCCGTCAATCAGGTTATCGACAAGTTCGTCAATGATACTGTCGATAACGAAGGCCGCTACAACGAGAAGCGAAATCCATCGGAACTAACGACTATCATCAAGACGGCCCTGGGCGAAGCCGTTCAACAGAGAGCACAAGAGGAAGTTGCCAAGGCCATCGAACAACACGAGCTGCTTGGGGTGGGCAAGCTGATCGAACAGCATTGGCAAGAGGTGCTATTAAAGGCTGTCGGCTCGTTTATCAGTCAGCTTGCAGCAAATCTTGCGCAGGATGCTGCGCTGACGGCAGCACGGAATATAAAGATTGTCGACACCTGCCCGTCATGTCATCAATCGCAGTGGCGAATCGCTGCTGATGATCCGGGTTCGTGCAACCAGTGCGGCCAACAAATGTGGTAATCAAATAACATGGGCCTATTAATCGACACCAACAATGAGACGATCCAAGCCGAAGGCGCGGCTGCCAATATCGACATCACGATTACTCCCAAGGCGAGCGGCAATATAGTTCTGGACAGTCTAAAATGGCCGAATGCCGATGGCACCGCGAATCAAGTGTTGCAAACGGACGGCGCCGGCAATCTGTCTTTTGCGACGGCCGGGGGTGGTAGCAGTGAATGGACGGATGGCGGGACGTTTCTGCATCCAACGGACGCGACCACGGAGCACGTTGTAATCGGTGCAACGACAAACGCAAGTGGCGCTCAGTTGGAAATAAAGAACGCAGCTGGAGACAATGCTGCGAAAATGCTTGTTCTTGACCATGACTCTACGTCCAGTAGCAATCAAATAATCGTGGAGATAGATTCCGATCCGGTGCTTGGCACTATAACGGAGTACGATCTTAGAGGCCTAGACATCCACCTGTTTCCGAATTTGACTCAAGATGTTGAAGGTGAAGTACAGCTGTTCTTGAACAGAAATAGACTTGATTTAGACAATATCACGATAGGTAATTCAGAAGACGGAACATTGGCGCAAACAATACGGGGCATCTGGTTTGACGTTGCGGGTAATCCAACGTTAAATGACACCGATGGTACCAACGGGATCGAGATGACGCTTACGGGGGCTCAGATTAGTACCTCGACTAATCCAACTCTCACATCTGTTGCAGGGTCTTCGACGATCGATTCATATGGGGCTTTCATAACGGCACAAGTGATTAGCGCCGGAAATTCAAACCTTGATGTAAACGTTGATGGCGTCCGTTTAATTTCCGGTGGAAACTTAACGACGACAGGTACGACTGCGCACCGGGGTGTGTACATACTAAGCGTAACAGGCACAGCGGACACGAACTACGGTTTGCAGATTGGTACGGTGTCTGGTGCCACGACGAACTGGGGAGTTCATCAGGCCACGGCGGACAAAAACTATTTCGGTTCTCAAACCGGTTTCGGAAACGAAACACCGTCGGCCCAGGTGCATGTCGACCAGTCGAGCACAACCGCAGCGATACCCGTCCTGTACCTCGACCAAGCAGACATTTCGGAAGAAATGATCGAGTTCAATACGACCATCGGCACGGGTAATGCAATTGAGGCAATCGGCGCCAAAACATTGACGACCACGCACTTTATCAAGGTCACCTTACCGGGTGGTCTGACTCGGTACATTCCAGTAGGTACGATCGCGTAGTAGCAAAGAGACGATGACGACTAAACCAGAAAACCGCATCGAGAAGAACGACAAACCGGCTGAGCGTGACCCGTTGGTCGACGCCCGCGCAATGGTCGCCGAGGCGGACAAGAAGAACCGCGAGGCATTTCTAGCTGGCTTGAATAAGCTACAGCAGCAATATGGGTTAACGGTTGCGATCGATAACGACGTCACCATTCAGTGGGGCAACCAGGTCTTGAAACCCCAGCTGACGATAAAGAAAATCGATTCGTGAGAGAGTGGTAATCAGGTCTGTCCAATATCTGATTAGTCGAAATTCAGACGGAGAAACGGACATGCCTGACGAAGAAATCAGGAAAATAGTCGATGCCGCCAGTGCCGCGAACGGGTTGAACCCGGTCGATTTCGTTCAGATGACCTTGCAAGGGTGCTTGGCGATCGCCGTGGTCGCTCTATGGCGTACGCATCTGAAGCTGGTTACAAAGCTGTTCGACATGCATAAGGATTTCGGGAAAGTAAGGGACCACTACGAACGATGAGCGACACAACTGACAGCGGACTCAATTCGTTGCAGGTGAAGATTGACGCGCTCGAGAAGCATCTGAATCTGCATATCGATTATCAACGTCAGGCCGTGGACAAGGCACAGCATGAGTTGCGAGAGCGGTTGTCTGGCATGAACGAATTCCGCGAAACACTCAAAGATCAGGCGTCACAATTCGTGACGAGACAGGAATTGAGCACCCGGCTGAACTCTCTACAGGACAAAGTCAGTTTGCATCAGGACATCATATCCAATTGGCAAGGTCGCGGCTGGGCAGTTGGTTTCGCCGTCACCGCTGTCAGTGGCTCGATTGCCGCCGCTGTTTCTTGGATTATTAAGTCGTTGTAAGACGCGGGAGGCATTGGATTTGGATACGGACGTTTACGTTGAGGAAAGTCTATCGCCGGTCGCAAAGGTCAACTTGTGTAGAAAGCCTGAATGGCTTAGAGTCACATCTGCTGGCTGGATTCGCCGACCACGGATTGGAATAATTGACCGGGGGCGATTCGACAGCCGATTTGAACCAAAGCGCCGTAAGGCGTTGCCATGTCAACGATTCAAACCCACGATGGAGGTTTATTCCCATGCTTAACGCACTCATTCTTGCCGCGGCCATTTCGACAGGTAGCCCGTCAGCATGCACGGGAGCCGCTTGTAGCGTCGCTCCGGCAAAGGCCTACCCACAACAGGTTCAGCGGTCGGATGGCTTCCTAAGACAGCGGACCGTGTTCAGGCGTGGTTTCCGCTTTAGGTTCCGAGAGCGGCGGATGTTTCTACGTCGCGGCGGCTGCGGTTAACGGCAGCTCGCTTTAGACCCTTGAGCTTTTCTCCCTGGGGACCGAACCACACATTGGCCTCATTCGACGCTTTTATTGTTTTTCGCAAAGCTCGCCGTTCGGTTGTGGCTTCTTTTAATTTCGCCATCGTTGCAGTCAACTCCGCAACGATGTCGTTGACTGCGCCTTCGACAACCGTTTGGATGACGCCGCATTGAGTATGGCTGTCTAGGTTGTCCTTGTTTCTTCGACAATGCGACCAGATGTCCCAAATTGCTTGCTCGATTACTTTGCTGGGATTCGACATTCGCCTAACTCCTCCGACGTTAGTGGCTCGAATTTCTCTTGCATGCGATCAATCGCGGCGATCAAACCGTCAGCGTGATCTTGGTCAACGGCCGTCTTTGCTGCGCGTTGCTTACACACCGCTGGGGGCGCGTCGATTTGCACGAACGATCTAGTCCAGGACTCTGACTTCCATTCATCCCGACGTTTTTTTGTGGTGTTCGTTGCGTCCAGGATCACAGTCTCATGACCAGCGAGAAACAGTGCTCGTACCATGACGTGAGCGATCGCCCAGACGAATGGCTCGGCAAGTCCAATAAAAGGCTTACCATGCAAAGCAAGGCGAATTGAATCCGGATTGACGATAGGATCGCCCTGGCTTCTAGTCCATGTAGTTTTACCGGATTGTGGTAGTCCAACGGTCAGAATGAGATTCTTCACTGTAGTTTCTCGCTATGCTTTAGGATAAGGCTGGCAAACTCGGCCGCCTCGTGCTTCGGAAGTGCAAGCCAGCCCACGGGCTTGCCAAAATCGACCCGGACGCAGTTGCGCCATGTCGTTACAATCATCTTCAAGTCACCTTCATCGTCGTCATCGATACGACCTTTCGAATGTGTTCCTTGTAATCCAAGTTCGTGCCTGTCGACGAATGCGCGACATTCACGGAGAGCTCTGTCGAAGTCATAGTTCTCAACGTCCTTCGTTGGCCGGCAGATCACTGCCCGATCGTCCACATAAGCGACGGCCATCGGTTTTCCAGGAAGTTTCCAAATGCCGTGATAATCAAACGCATGCTTATCGAGCCACGCAACGACAGGGTCTAACTCCGTGCGGCTGGTATGAATCAGCACGCGAGCAAAGTCGCTCAAAGCGCGTATAAATCGGACAGCACCAGAAATAGGTAGTCCGATATGGTTATCGCCTTTCCATCCGTCGTAGTGGGCTAGAACCCCGTCCAGGTCAACGCATACCGTTTTCCTCATAGTGCTTTCTCCTACAGCCGTCTCCCGCATACGAGCGCGGCGTTCTATCGCATCGTCGAGCCGAGACTGCTCGGCGTCGTGTTCGAGCTTTTCGAAGTAATCCATATATCAATCCACCAGCCCCAGCCATTGGAGGCCCTCGTAGCTCCAGTTGTACGTTTGCTGAAATTGTTTCTGCCCCGGATGTGCGAATCGCAAGGCACTTTCCAATAAGCGAATCGCTTGGTCGAAATACTTCTGCGTGCCCGTCACTTTGTACGCCCACGCAAATGCCGGCATACACCATCCGGACACGTCTGGAGCTGGTACATCCGCTACGTTCCCGGCTAGGTAGAGGCCCCAGACGGTTCCCAACGAAGCTGGTAATCGAATCAGTGGCGCGGGCACTTCCCGGTAGCAAGTCCACATCGCATCGCAGAGCACTGGCACCGCTTTCTCAATCCATGCGTTGCGGGTGTCATCAAAACCGTTTCGGTGCCAAGCGATGATTCCCTTAGCGCAGTGCGCCAGCATGAACGACTGCCACGGCTGTTGAGGCGTTACGAGCGACATCGGCTCTTGGTGCGACGCCCAGTTGAACCATTCGACGTGTTTAGGAATGATTGTGTCGAGGATATGGTCCATCATCTTGAGCCGTTTGGTCCACATGTACTCGGGTAACGACTTAGCAAATTCGTGTTCGTGATATGGCAGAGCATTGACGAACGCCTGCAACACCAAGCTGAAGGGCCGCGCGTACTCGGCTTTCTCAAAGTTGGTCGCTCCTGGTTTGACGACATGCGGATGGGCGAAGCCGTTGAGATAAGCCTTGGCAATTAGAGTGTTGATTGCCCGGCGCGTCCAGTCTGCCATTGTCATCCTAGGAATCATTGCCGCTAACCCGTCCGTGTGATTGCTGAACGCTGCGCCAGCATGTAGTTTGTCAGCGATACCATCGGGCGGCGTTAGACAATGGGAAATCCATCCGTCGCGAATTAACAGCGCAGCGTGATCGAGGCACTCTCCTCGACTCTCCCCACGTACGGGCAATAAGCGGCTGAACATTTCATACACTTTCGGGCCGTCGTATCCATTCCCGCAAGCGTAAAGCGCGTTTTCCTGACGGGGCGAGCGTGGGTTGCTACTGCCGGGCACAACCTGATCGCTCTGGCGCGCGTGGCGATCGATCCACTTGCGATAGAGCGGCGTTTTGTCGTAGTGGGGTTTATCGTCCACGAGTCGGACAGCGTTATCCCAATATTCCTCGACGATGGGGTGCGGCGCGGGCGGCGGGTGAGATTGGAGCACGTCGATTGTCACGGGCAAGTCCAAGTCGTGGGACTCTGTCGCGTCGCTGATTCTGATTTTCATGGTCGCTCCTCACAATTGCCTCGTCTACGTTCTCGTTCGCGGACCATTTGTTCAGCCATGTCGAACGCCCTGAGCGGGACTTCAGACTCGGCGCACACGTCAATAAACGCAGCCATGGCGTGAGACGCAAACAGGTCGAGCACATCCGGCTCAACATGCGGGTGGCCTTTGTGGTATTTCCAAACGCCCGTTCTTTTCGGCTCCATAGTTTTATCGTCCTTTCTGTATTGGCTGATCGATACGATGCGCGAGTTCATCAATGGTTGCTTTTGGATCCATTGAGCTTGTCCTTGTTTTGCAGAATGACCGACAACGAACGATCCGCCATTGGTTTGACAAAAATGGCTTTCGTCGCGCGGTGTTTGGTCTTCTTTTTGCCGCGACGTGGTCTCACTCGCACCGGAAATTCACAGCGTACTTTGTTCATCATCGCGCACCCTCGCTTTGTTAAGCTCGTCGAAACGTTCGTGGAGTAAATCCGAAAACTCTTCGTCCGCTTTTAATTCTTCCGAGACCGTCACGTGTGCGGACCAGATGTCGCTAAGCTTTTCGGGGTTTGTTTCTTCGGATATCTGCTTCCTAATCATCGCTAGAAAGCCGTCCTTGGTTTGTAGTGGATCAGCAGGCGGACCGCTTTCCGGCACTGGCGGCGGTGCAGATTCGGCTTTCTCCTTTTCGGGTTCCGGCTGCGGCTCCGGTACGGGATTCTTGCGCGGTCGACCCCGCTTACGCTTTGGCGGCTCGACGGACGGTTCTTCCGCTTTCTTCGACGTCACCGTGGTCGTCTTCGCATCGGTCCGCGGTGCAGTCTGCTTTTCTCGATCGGGCGGCTCGGCAGCTTTGCGCGGGTCGCTGTCCAATTTCTCAACCGTAACAGCCGGTTCAATCTGGTCCGGTCCGGCCGTTATCTCGTGGGCGGTAATTTCGTTTGATTCAAGGCCCGCCCAAAGTTGGGCTAGTTTCTTGCGGTCCGCGACGGTCCATCCCGTGGTTAGTTTTTTGCCGATCACGTGCTTTTCTAAGTCCTGCAACGTGATGCCGTGAGTGGCGAAACTGGCGACGATTTTCTTGACCTTTTCATCTGTTAGAAGTTCCGCGGAACGTTCGTTGCAGAGTTCCAGATACGCTTGTTTCACGCTCGACGGAATACAACGCAGTATGCATTCGCGAAGTACCTTAGACGTATCGGATGGAACTACCACGTTATTGAATCGGTCGTCTGAATGGACCCCAACTGAACCGCGAGCCGTCTTGTACTTCTTGGATACAATACGAGAAATCGACCACGTTCGGCATCGCTGGTAGTCGACGAAAGTACCGACTATCTTGACGCGGTTCTCATCGACCACCTGCACGTCGCTTGTCACGCGATTGAACCCGAACGCTGAGGCAATTGACTCGGCAGCCCGCACGGATAGGTTAGTGGCCACTTTCATATTGCCTTTCTTGTCTTTGCCAACGGGTTTACAATACACGGCCTCACCGGAGAGCGCCGGAAAAGCGTCCAATTCTTCTTTCAAGTCGTTCATTACTTCAGTCAAGGAACGCTTCTGCTGCGCCGCGACCGACATCATCGAGTCGTTTTCGATCTTCATCAGCATGACGTCGGCGGGGATGTTTTCCGCGTCCATTAGTTCGTTGAAATTAGGCATTAGTTTGGTTTTCCTTTCGAGCATGACATGATTTTTAAGTCGCCCGCAGTAACCAGCACCGGCGTATCCAGCAACGAAAACCCACATAAAAACCATCGACGTGGTTTACCGCAGGCCTGACCGATGACACGATACAGCTTGCCGTTCTCGTCTTTCACAACCTTGCTGTTCTCAATCGTTGGTTTGGTGTTCATTTCAACCTTGCTTCGTTAGTCGCACCCGCGCTCCGTCACTTCCGTCGACGCGAATAGTAGTCCTTGATGGGCCTCCTGCTTTTTCTTCAACACCTCCAATTCGGCTTCGAGTCGTAATATTGACGGCCAAGTTCAACGCAAGGCGCTCGTCTTCAGAAATCTTCACTGAATCGTCTCCTTATTCTCTCGGGGCGACTCCGAACGTAAATCAAGTCGTTGCCCTCTGGAGGGTCCCAGTTATCGGCTTTGTAGCGTGCCGATAGGTCGTCCAGCACATCGTTCAGTTCGGAATACGCAGTGCTCAACCAGTCATCACCGAGGCGTACACAGCGAGTTTGGTGGGGCGGTTCCGGTTGGATGAACAGCAGAACGCACGCTCTGTCACTATCGCCAGCGATCGCCCGATAAAACGCAAGCTGCCAATCGTAATGCATGTCCACGACGTGTCGCATCAGCTTGTCGAAGTCGTGAATGTCTTGTCTGAATTTTACGTCAACAATTCTCTTGTCGGCTAGAACGTCTAGCTTCGCTCGCAGTCCGCGCTCTGGGAATCGCGAGTCAGGGGCAAGTAACGCTATTTCGTGCTCTCCGTCGGCAATTAGCGCCTTGGCTGTTGGGTGTTCTGCCACGGCGCATTTGATGCCCCATAGCTGACGGCTTTCCGAAACCGATGGAAAATACGTGCCTTCCGGATGGTCGCTAACGAATTCCTTGAACGCTCTGCCCGCTCGTGAACCGCTCTTGGAAAGCACTTCCCGCGGCGGAATTACGGTCTGCGTAAACTCGCCGCGAAGGATGAATCCGTGCGCCATTTGTCCGAATTTCATCAGGGCGGTGGAGGGCTTCACAAGCGTGCCTTTATTGTGGACGGCGTTAAACCACACCGGACCGTATTTGGCGAAGTCGGCGGCCTTTGATTGGCTGATTGCGACGTGACTGTGGTAGTCGACGCCAGCTGGAAATCTTTTTATTTTCATCCTGTTCTGGAATATCCACCCGTGGCGCGGCGACGTCAAGTGGTGTTTCTTTGTTTTTATTGTCCGGCTTGCAACGTGGTTCAGAAAACCCTAGAATTTCTCGAAAAGTTTTTCCGAAAACCATCCCAAAAGAGAAAAGGAACTTCGACCCATGGCGACAGCGACACTACCTTCCAAACGGGAGATTTCGACGGCCCTTAAAAGCGTCGAGGTGCAGCTTGAGTTTGACTACGAGCGGGCGGGAGTCACTAGCGCGGACCAAAAGGCGCTCGAAAAAATCGGCAGCGATATTGAAGACAAGACCGTAACGGCTCACGAAGTCAACACCGCCAACTTTCTGGAGGTTGGCGCGTTGTTCTCCGCAGCAAAAACAATTTTCGGCGCGGACAACGACGGTCACATAACGGACTTCGGCCGGGCTCACGGTTGGACAGCACAGCGCACGAACGGGGCGATTCTCTGCCATGAGAAGTTCGGCGACAGGCGAGATGACGCGATGTTGTTCTCGCCGACGGCGCTCATGCTCATCGCCAAAACGGAGGATGCGAAGTTTATTAAGCGTATGCTTGATGCGGCCGCTCAAAGCGACGTCCGGCACGTCTCGGTCGAGCAGGTTCGGGCCATTATGGGCGAGCGCGAACCCGCGTCCCCAGAAAAGACGATAGAGTTTAAGACGAACAATCCCAAGACGTTAAAAGAAGCGGCTGAATATTTCACAAAAAAGGCTGAAAACTGCCAAAAACGCTGGGACGGCGAGATAGCGGCGGATGTCCCGAAGGCGCTCATGATGGCGGCTAGTGCGCTGAAGTCGAAGGCTTAGTGGACGACATGAACCTAACCGAGTTCCACCGCGACGCGATTTTATTCGCGCTGGCAACGGCTGATTACAACCAAATCCGCACGCGATCGTTCCAGACACGGCACGTCAGATACACCAAGGACTTCCTTGTCATGATGACCGTGAACAAGTGACTGACGTTTAACAACGGCGAGCCGGTCTGGCACGTCTCAGCGAGTCACAAGAGCAAAGAAAATACGCGAGGTTGGCGCAGGAAACGGCTGAAGGCTGCGATGCTCGTCTGCCTACACACACTTGGCACGGCCGGCTGCGGCCAAAAATGGGCATTCCTAACCGATCCCCCTGGATTGGCTGTTCATCTTCAGCGGGGAATGACCGACGAAGAACGGTCTTTGCTTTCCGATGAATGGCTAGAAATTCCTGCTCGCGATGAGCTTGGACCAATAATCAAGGTCGAACTTTGAAGGCTCAAATGGTCGCATTGACACGGCAAAACGAACCTGCACAATAACGCCCTATCGGATGCCCGCACCACCCGAACAAATAACCCCAAGGGTTTACCTCGTGGCCGCTCTTGCGGGCATCCGCCACGAGGGTTTTTTTGGATTGCGCCATGGATCAAGGATGGCTGAAACTGTGGAGGAAATCAAAGAACTCCGCTGTTTTCAAGGATCCGCTGTTGTGGCACCTCTGGTCTTGGCTGTTGATGTCCGCAAATTGGGAACGAAAACAGCTTCTAAATGGGTCCGAGCTCGAGATGGGAACCCTGATTTTGTCTTTGGAAGCGGTCGGTCGAGAATTTGGCTGCGACAAAAGCACAGTGAGTAGGCGACTAAAACGATTGCAAAAACTCGGAAATATCGCAACGGTTGGTGCAACGGCTGGAACTGTCGTAACTATATGCAACTGGGAGACTTATCAACACGACGATTCAGATGGTGCAACGATTGGTGCAACGACGGTGCAACGACGGTGCAACGACGGTGCAAACAGAAGAAGAAAGAAAGAAGGGAAGAAGTAAAGAAGAAAGAAGTAAAGAAGAAGCGCATCATCAACCTCACCGTAGCGCACATAGCACCGACGAGGTCGGTGATGCGTTCGACCGTTTTTGGTCGGTGGTACACCACAAGGTGGGGAAGGGGCACGCCAGGAAGGCATTTCAGCGAGCCGTGAAGGGCGGAACACCCGCCGAGGTGATAATCGCAGCGATGACAGAATTTGCTCAGACGCCCGATGCGTCTCCGAGAGACCGGACACCGATTCACCCCACAACCTGGATCAACGCCGAACGCTGGGACGACGACAGAGGAGCGTGGCAAGTGACTGGCGGCCTTTTTCCGACAAATAATAATTCCGACGGGGACGGTGAAGACCCGGTCGAGAAAATGGTTGCCGATTTAAAAAAATACCGAGCGGAGCAAGCCGAAAAATGAATTCCAACGAATTTGACGAGTGGGTGACCTACCACGGAAAACGATTTTCGGTGCTGCGGGACGTGCCGTCGGAGAAAAAAGAAATCTGGCGTACAGACGTGCTGCAGCGGTTCAGGTTGTCCGAGCTGAAGGCCGCGACGGACGCGATCCTCCGCGGCGAAGAGACTCACCCGAACCGGTTCGAGGTCGACAACTTGCCCGGCATGCTCGCCAGGATTGTTTACCGGCTGCGGCGCGAGGGGGGCGATCAGTTGCGGCAGTGGGAGGAAGAAGTTAACCGCCCGATCGAGCCAGCGACCGAGGGCGGCGCCCGCGGCCCAACGATGTGGCAGCTGCTGGAATCGATTCGAGAGGAACGGCAACGGTGCATTTTCGAGCAGCTGATGGAGCACATTAGCGGCGGTGGTGACAAGTCAACTTTCCAACCTGACTACTCGCGCGTGACGTCAGAAACGTTGGCGTCGTTGGATTCGCTTTGCGATGGCAGCACCGACCCGCGCGATCACTACGGATGTCTGCGGTGTCGCGATACGGGTCTCTTGCCGATTTGGTCTTACATCACCGTGCGCGATGTCTTCGAGCGACCCGATGCGATTCGTTGGCGAGTCGTGCACTGCGCTTGCGAGTGTTGCCCTCATCCGGACGGCAATGGCTCTAAAATCAACAAGTGGTCGGAGCATCGAAACGTTCCGCGGTTCAATCCGAAAACGATGGTTCCAGCGGAACCGAAAGACTCACGCGAAAAACTTTTCGAGTGGTGTCGAGTGAAAGGAGCGACGAATTGACTCGTCGCGAAGTTGTCGTGTTGTTGATGGCTCTCAGCGATCGTAAACACGTGCTGAGGGGACATGGTGGAATTAAACAGGGCGCTGAACTCGCGAATGAACGATGACGCAGGGGTACGCCGTACTGGCCAACGGAAGGCTTGCCGGAATGTGCACATAAAGGCAAGTCACGGGTTCGAGTCCCGGCCCCTGTCTCTCCGTGGTGTCGAGCGAAAGGCGGTGCGAAGTCGTGTTGCTGATGGCGTTAGAAATGGTAGCGCGCAGGGTTAAGGAGCAATTAGGATGACCTGTATTTGCGAATTCGACGACGGGTGCCGAGGGACTGGCGTCCGTGTGTGCGTGGGTTGCGGTGGAGACTTCTGTGTTTGCGCTGAATGCTTCGGTCATGGTGAAACGGACTGCTGGGGCTGCGAGGACTGTGATGGCCCCGACACCGACGATTGGACTTATGAAGACGGGGTGTTGCAGCGATGAACTTGACTCGGCGCGACGTTCTCGTATTGCTGCTTGCGCTAGAGGATCGAAAACAGGTGTTAAAACAACGCGGCGGCAAAGGGTACTGGTCGTTAAGGGCCGAGTGCAACGCCTTGGCGCGTAAAATAAATCGTATGGTTCACGCCGGGGAGATCGAACTTGATGAATAACGGTGAGGCGGAATTAACATGACTTGGCCCTTCATGAATTGGTCCTGTTGGAAGTGCGAAGCTGCGTGGGAGGGGTGACGCGCAGACGCAACATGCCCCCGGTGCGGGGAATGCAACGAATTTGAAACGCCGCACGATGAGTCCCAGTGCTGCGCGACACACAGCGACGGATGGTACGACATGATGAGCGCCCACCAGCAGGTAATGCACGAAGCGACCCATATGCCGTGGATGCTATGAGGTGACCAATCATGCATGAGTGCCCAAACTGCGGACAGGCTTGCGATTGCATCGGCGACGATACGTGGTCCGACACGGAAGCGCTCGAATGCCGATGCGACTGCGTTAAATATTGGTCGTACATTGACGAAGGGTTGGACGGTTGATGACGTTGGCCTTTGGAAGCCTGTTCGACTATGACAACTGGGATAAACCGGGAATGATGATCATTTTATGCAGAGCCGAGTGCCACCCGATAGCTGATGCACTTCGAAGGCGCGGTATACGAAGCGAAGCCAACGGCGAAAAGTTGCCATTGTTATTTGACTGAGTGTCCAAGGTGTCCATGAGTAAATCACCAACCGAATTAACGATGGACGCGTGCCGCAAAAAAGGTTGGATCGTGGCGCGCGCCGAACGATGGAACCCGTTCGCGGGACCGCTTGTAGCGTGCCGCTGTCGATGTTGTCGAGGGCGGCGCATTGGCATTCGCCAAGACTTGTTCGGCCTGGTCGATGTCGAGGCGATCGACGAAGACGGCACTACGATTTACATCCAAGCGACGACTCGGAATCTGATGAGCGACCACTATCGAAAAATCATGGACGACTCGGAGCTACGTCGCACCGTGCGGAGAATGATCAAACACAACCGGGTGTGCATCGTCGGTTGGGATCAACCGGGCGGGCCGCGAGAAAGGCACCGTGGTAAGTGGCGGTTCTTCACGAACCGGGATTTCGTGGCACACTGGAACAATAAGGCGGCACCGTGGCGAGCGGCCGTTCTTGACGAATCATGATTTTCAGGGGTTGACATGCATGACCATCGTGGTCAAACTGGCAGCCATGCTAGAAAAACCAAAAGTCAGACCGCTTGCAGTGCCTGCTTGGGGCAAGTGCAAGCAACGATCGATTTCGCTACCCGAAAAACTCCGCGAGGTCTGCGAGAAGGAAGCCATGAGCCGAAACATGACGTTCAACGCGTTTGTCCGCGATTGCCTCATCCGCGAGGTTAGCCCGAAGACGCGACGGCGAAAAAAATGAAATCGGTCCTCGCAATCCTGATCACGGCATCCGCATCAACGGCATGCGGCGAGATGATCTTGGTTGACACGCTCGACCGAGCGGCGAGTTACGCGTTACGGGCAAACGCTTCCGGTCAGTGGCAAATAACACGGGTTCCCTTGGTCGAACCTACGCCTGGAGGACCGTCACCCCCAGTCGATCCAGGGGGCCCACCCACACCAATCGGCTTACGTGAGCGAGCCGCTGGAGCCACACGTTTGATCGTCGATCCGAACAAGGAATTCAACGGGTCGCGTGTAGCCGTCGCGTACCGCGCCATGGCGCAGCGCATGGACAACTTCGCCGACCTGGCTCAATTCACGAAAACGCTCACGGACACGCTAGCGATTTTGCTTTCAGCGGATGCAATTCAGCTATGGAAGCCGCTCAGTTTGAGCGCGTTTAGAAATGACCTTCCAACCGGTTTCGACAAGGTCAAGTATGCGTCGGTCTTGAACCAAATCGCGGACGGAATCATCGACGGTTTGGGTGGAGCGCAAGAACTTTCAGAACAGCGAATTGATCTGCTGAAGTTGCTCGAAATCATCTTGAAGATCATCGACGCGATCAGTAAGTTTTTCCCGCCACCGGCGCCCAGTCCTGCGCCAGCGGCAGTAAACGCATCGCCAGCAACAACAACCGAAATAAACCTCGCCCCGGAAGTCATAAGGATGTTTGAGGGATTACAGGAAAGCATCGCGACACTTCAGCAAGAGATGCAGTCGCGACGCTCTCCGGGGCGAGATATTCAACCATCGACATCGGGGAGGGTGGTACTTCCAACTCGCGTACAGACGATCCGAGCCATCACGCGTCGTCCCAACACGTCAAAGCCCGTGCGTCAAACGATTGAATCCGGCTGAGCTGGCGGTGGGTGACGATCACCCGCATCGGGCTCGTGGAGCTCCGGAGGTCGTCGGTTGTCGCTGAGAAGACGATGAACGGTCTATGCCGACAACGATCACAGAATCGCAGCTCGCTCGCTTGCACACATGGGGTCACGTCGGCTCCGAAGCCGCAGCGATCGACTCGTTTCACGCCTACTATGAAGAGCACCTTGACGACCTGTGCAGGTCCACATACGGTCGATCGTTAACCCGCGACGGAGAGGCCGGTAGAGTCACGAGGGCCCTCATCGATTCACGGGATTGCGACTATCCGGATAAACCGCGGGACGCGAACGGGCAGCGGGTCGAGGAAGCACGTTGGCCCGATCAATGTGCGGAATTGGTGTTTACGAAGAATTTCGAAGCATTGCCAGGGATGGACATACGGCACACAACGGCCGCCTTCAAGCTCGCCATTTACATTTTAAACACGGCATGGGAAGCCTCGACGACGGACTACGCAGAACATTTGGGAACGCTCGGCGTCGTGGGGATTCCGATATTGCCCGTCGGAACGATTGCACACGAAATCTTGCATGCTTACGGCTGCCCGCACAATCGAACCGATCCCGATTCGCTAATGTGGCCGTCGATGCGCGGACAATATGTTCCGAACGTCACGGACCGGAGGAACTTTGCCGCGCGCGGTTACAACGCTCTCTCGTGGGTGACTGCGTCTCTGGGTGACTGGTCGGGTCGTGCGGGAAGTCACATCTGGGCGACGCTGGGTGCGCTCGGCGGCGGAACGCTGGCTAGGTCCGGTCTCGCGAATGGCTCCTGCTCACAGAAAATCGAGCAACGATATGACAGCAGCGGTCGTAATTGGAGCAGCGGCCGGCAGATAGTTGCCAAGCGTCCGTCACCACCACCGGAACCGCCTGGTCCAACACCGCCACCGCCTGGAACAAGGCACGTACGGTTTCACAACGACATAGCGAAAGGCATCTACGAATTACGCCCAGTTAATCCTGATCCCGATCCGTTTTGGCCGTCGTAAAATAGCGATAAACCATGGCTGAAAAAGTCCAACCGTCTTTCAAACAACCGATGGCAACAATATCCCAAAACGAAGCGAGGCGCATCGCGCAAGCGATCTTGGACCGTCCGCCGCGGGAGCAGGACGTTGCGAATGGGGCGTTTCAAGATGAGCTGGCCGATCTAGCGTCGTGGGTGCTGGCAATGAATATCACGGACTACATCCCACCTGGTTACCATCGCCCAAACGATAGGAACAAGAAATGAAAGTCAAATCTAGGAAGTTGCTCGTTAGTCTGGTCATTCTCGCGTCGATTGCTGTTCCGGTTTCATTTGTCTACGCCCAGCTGTCGGCGAGCCAAACCGAACGCCAAGTCATAGCGGTCACAAACTACACCGTGACGCCCGATGATCCGAACGATTGGATTTCGGTGGCTCCGGGCAATACGTTGGAGTTGGTCGTTGCGAATCAGTATCATTTTGCACGAGTTGGGATGGCTGAAGTCCGCCAAGCTGTTCCAGCAGGGTCACCGGAAAAATACTTCGGTTATCTTCCGGAGGGCGACAACGCGGAAGGATCAACGCTGATTGTCTCTGCCGCTGAAATTGTGGACGAGGCAACGTTTGTAGTCGACATCGACGCCACTAAGACCAAACTGGGCGATAACTTTATCTTGTATTTCACGACCGTCGGGAAAGCCGTCCCCGATTGGCGTTGGCCAAACTGGCCGGCGCAAGCTGGCACGCCGAGGAGTTTTCAGGTTCACCTGCACATCGGCGACTCGATGGAAGACTACGTAAAGTCGTTGAAGAATTAACACAGACAAGATGCAGGCCCTTATAATCGCGAGTCGTTAACATGAGCACCGACGAGCTGCGAGCGTTTGCCGCTTGGATCCGCGACCGGTCGCGCGAACACGACCACGGTTGCTTGACGGGTGACTGCACTCATCGGGACATCGACCGTTGCGCTAATACGGTCGATGATTGCGCAACGGCGCTTGTAAATGATTTCCGCGAGGAAATGGGTATGAAGGCGACCGCCGATGGCTGATTCCGTTGCACGCAAGATTAAAATGGTGGCGGGGAAGAATGTATCGACGGTGACCGGCGGTGACCGCTCAAAGGTGTTTGAGGTGCCGTTTGGTGGATGTCAATGTCCCACGAGCAGCGAAATAGAAACTAGGCTTCTTAAGGCATTGCGGGAAGAACTACGCTCTTGGAACACGATCACTTGTTACACAGTCAATCGATAACTGGCAACGACGCCAAGCTTCGTTGCCGAAACACGCGACTTAAGGAGTCGTTATGTTCAGTGTAAGACAAAAGAGAAACATCGCAGATCAAATCCAACGGATTCTGGCGGATACGGGGCATCCAGAATTACCGCAAGGCGAAATTCAGTTTCATTTACACGTAGACGGGGCAGAAAGTTGGAGTTGGGCGGACATAAGGAATAATGGAGATGTAACAAACGCTTCTATAAATCCATGGAATGAGAAACAAGACGCAGTCGGTTGAGTGGCTATATCCTATGCAAACGGGCGGCGAGACGATCATTGACGACCCACCATTTTCCCTAGGTGACATTTTGGCGCTAACTGGCCCAGGGGTCGGTCTTCACCTGCATCGCGCCGGAAAGCCTACACAATCGGGCGGCATCTGGAATAATGGGCACCGTCCTTGGGGCAAGGATCACAAAGGAATCACATTGCGACACGCCACAAAACTCGACGTCATGCGTTTAATGAGAATCGCTTTGGAGGACTTCCAACGACTCGCTTCCAGAATTGAACAGTTGCGTGAATTTGAAAAACAGATACAAGAGAGAGGCGAGAATGCCCCAATTGGGTCGACCAGCTACCTCTCAACGCGGCGTGCCGTCGAAAGAGCTAGGCGAAACACTGGTCGACCCAATTGGGGCATTTAGAAAGGCGAGAAATGACAAACCTGGTTCTGGTTCTTGCGTCTCTGGCGCCGACAACGACGCTCGATGACGTGATAAACGACCCGCGTAGTTACGCCTACTCCGATTCAACCGCGCCGCAAGTCATTCAGGACGACAACGGTTTAATCTATTTGCGGAACCACCAGTTCGCGACGGCAAGTCGCTATGATCGTGCAGCCGTTAATCCCAACCTGATGCGACCGTGGTTGACCGCTGGCGGTCTCGATCGCGTGCGGCATACAGGGGTGAAACTGCTTTGGATCCCCGTTGACGAGTGGGTCAGACTAAGAACGCGCAAGGCCACATTCCGCCGATCGAATAAAACCGTAGTCAGGACCTTTGGCAAATATCCAGACGGGGCAATCTCTGTTGAGTTTTTGGACGATCACACCGGGCGGTTGTTCGAGATTCGTAGTCGTATCAGACTCGACGCTAAATGGGATGAACACGAACGAGTGTTCTACGGCGCGCGGCCGGTAGGGTATCAGGAAATCACGGATTGTCGTCAATGTCACCGCGACGTAGCCGGGCATCGCCAAGGATGGGCGACTACCGTGCGAGGTCTCGAACCGGGCGGCCCGTTTAGTTTTCATCCTTTCGAGACTGACACGCTTGACTCGCGGCCGGGACAAGCGCCGGTAATTCGGGACGACGTTAAGCACTTCGTTATATGGGAACCTAACTAAAAAGGAAATTTATGTTTAAGCCGGAACCCCTAGAGCATCGATTGCTCTTGTCCGTGGACACTGGATCGCTTTTGGTCCATGTGTCCGATGCGTTCATTGCTGAGGAGCACGCTTCAATTGATGGCATGTCCCTTGGTGTCATTGGCTCAAGCGGCTACGGCCAGCTGAATCACGCAGGCATCGACCAAAGCAAGGCGAAGTTGGCGGCTCTGAATAGCGGGCTGTTCGATTACGTCGGTCCGAATCCAATTCTGACTGTGGACGTAGTCCCCGACGACCCGCTGTTCTCGCGGCTCTGGGGGATGGAAAAGATCGATGCGCCAACCGCATGGGACACGGTTACTGACGCCAGCGGTGTGGTCGTCGCTTCGATCGATACGGGCGTCGAACTAACGCATCCCGACCTGGCCGCGAACATCTGGACCAATCCGGGCGAAATACCGGGCAACGGAATTGATGACGACAATAACGGGTTTATCGATGACGTCCACGGCTGGGATTTCGTCAACAACGACAACGACCCGATTGACGATCATTTCCACGGCAGCCATACGAGCGGGACGCTGGGAGCTGTCGGGAATAACGCCGAGGGCGTCGTAGGTGTTGCTTGGTCCGTTCAGATCATCGCCTTGAAATCGTTCAGTTCATCTGGCTCTGGTAGCCTCGGCAACATCATTCCGGCGATCGATTACGCTGCGGATATGCAATCGCACATCAGCAACAACAGTTGGGGCGGTCGTGCTGTGCCGACTGATCCCGCTTGGGCACCGCTCCGGGAGAGTATCGAGCGGGCGGGGCAAATCGCTGACCACTTGTTCGTCGCGAGCTCCGGAAACAGCAACACGGACAACGATACGTCTCTTCTAAAGAATTTACCGGCCGCTTGGGATTCGCCGAACATCCTGAGCGTGGCAGCCAGCACGCAGACAGACGGAAAAGCAAGTTTTAGCAGCTATGGCTTGACGACGATCGACCTTGCTGCACCAGGTGTCGCCGTGCATAGCGCAGGGCTGGGCGGAACCTATCGCGATGCCTCGGGAACATCGATGTCTTCGCCACACGTTTCGGGTACAGCGGCCCTATTGAAAGCCCAGAATCCTGACTGGGGCTATCAGGAAATTACAGACCGCATCATGGCGACGGTCGATCGTGTTGGCCCGTGGGACGGTCTGGTGATCAGCGGTGGACGCTTGAATGCAGCGGCAGCTGTTGGCGATGCACCACCACCCCCACCCCCACCCCCACCTCCACCACCGCCCCCGCCGCCTGAAAACCGGGCACCAATCGCGGAACCTGATTCCTTCGGGGCGCGAAAGGTCATCAACGCCAATTCCAAATCGTCGATTCTAAATAACGATACGGACCCGGATGGCGATCCGATTTTCGCGGTACTCGTTGACGGGCAAAGTCATGGCACGATGTCCCTGTCCCTCGACGGGCGTTTCCACTACAAAGCAGAGAAGGGCTTTTCAGGCTTGGACAGCTTCAGCTACAAGGCGGTGGACATCCATGGCGCGGAATCCGAGGTTGTGCTTGTGGAATTGGATGTTTTGGGAACGGGGAAGCGTTGATGTTCGAAGAGGTGCAGACTCAATTTTATTCGTGGGCGCAATGGCCAAAACCCATCCATGAGCTGCCCGCGTCCAGCGTGCATGTCGTGATCGATGGAGAGACCATCGTTTGGTGTGCGGTGGAGTCGTTTGTTGTCACCGATGACAAGGATTTTGTCAAATACGGCATCCGTTACCGACCAGTCACAATCGACGAGCTTCCAGAAGCGTAGTTTGCAGATGAAAAAACTGATCATCCAGTGGGAAGTCGACCAGGAAGTTGACCTACCCGACGAGGTCCATCAAAGCGTGATCGTCGCCCGCGACAGCGGCCGCATCGATGAAGCGGCGGACATGTTGCTTAGCCATGCCAAGGCTATTCGCTTGGTTCGGCACAAGAAGGCGATAATAGCAGCTTAATGGACGGCAAAGATTACCGAAAGCTGACGGACGGCGAAGTCATCCGGGTCGGCGACATGTCTGGCGCAAACGTGAGTTCATCGAGTGAAACGGCGGGATGCGGTTGAAGCGATGTCCGAACTGCGGGTCAACTGTTTGCGTATGCAAGCCAAGGGACACTAGCGCACAACGCGGCTATAACAAGCGATGGATGCGAGCTGCCATAAGGTTCAGGAAAAAACATCCGCTTTGCGTGGCGTGCCTAGCGGGGGGAAAAACAACGCCTAGCCAGTGTGTCGACCACATTCTCCCACACAAAGGCGACCACCGCCTGTTCTGGGACCCAACGAACTGGCAAGCTCTTTGCAACTCGTGCCATAGCCGCAAGACAAAAAGTGAGAATCCACGGTAAAAAAAGGGTAAGGGGGTTGAAATTGCAAATACTTCGGCTGCCGGAAAC